CTCTTTAACCTTCCAATTTAGACCCCTACCAATATACGTGTGTTCATCCACGTTATCGGGAGATGAGAAGTTTACACCATCCGTATCCATCACCAGAGGGGTATATCCACGAGACATAAAGAATTTAATCATTTGACGAAGATATTGTCTACCTGTACAGGTAATTTGTTCTCCCATAAACATATCTCCCCAAGCATAAACTTGAGGTGCCGATAACGCACCGAACATTGAGTTAATGAATATTTTAATCGGTAATTGTTTATTACCATATGATGCTGACTTTTCGGGGTCAGTAGTATAATACTTTTCAGCAAGTTCTTTATACTTGATACGAGTGTCCCTAAAATACTTTAACATTCCTTTCATTGCTCCTGTCACATCACATTCAGGAAATACATCATGAACCAATTGGATTGAAGGATATAGTGAACTAAAGTCAAGTTTTAAAACATTCTTTGAGTATCCCACTTTTAACAATCTAGATAGACCACCGACAAAATCAGTTTTACCTTGTTTTGCGGGAATGGCCAAATTATGTTTATAAGACCAAGCCAACATTAACATTTTCCATAAAGTTGCCGTACCCATTGTAGATACCCTTTCATATGTTGTTGGAATCATGGATGCCAATAGAAACGACGCTTGATTAAATTCATGGTCAACCTTTAAAGTTTCATCCAAGTCATCATCAAGATACATCTCAACCAATTTATCCCCTGTTATTCTTTGATATATTCCAGGAAACTTTATATCTAAATCAGTATATTCTGTGGCTTTTTTGTAATTACCGTTGGTTACATTTAACCAATATTCTTCTTTATTCTTATACATCTTACCAATATCTTCATGGTCAATGTAAACTCGGTCAGCAGATTCTCCTTTAATATATTTTGTAATATATTTCAAACCAGCACTCTTAATACTTGAATTAATTGCTTGAGCTCTACGAACCGCATGAATAATATCAATACTATTATAACCCCATATCGATGTCTGAACAAAACTTTCAACCTCATTAGCAAGTTTTAACATACTATCTTTTCTTGTAAACGAATGTTGGGGGTGTAAAGATTTACAAATCTTTTTAGGGTCAATCTTTAAAATTCTACATCTTTCAAATATCCAATGCCAATCGAAGTTTGCAGAATTATAACCTGAAATAATACTTGGTTTTAACTCATCAATAACTTTGAAGAATTCTATAATTGCCCCTTTTTCTTGGTCCTCGTCAATACATTCAATAACCCTGTGATATCCTTTATTGGTTTTTATACCAATCATGAATATCTGACCATTTTCAGGTTCTAATGAAGTTGTCTCCAAGTCAAATACAAGTCTCGTAATTTGATTATAATCTTCAAATCCTTTAAATAATCTTTTTTCTCGTGCAATTAGATATTGTTCTACAGGAGGTAGAATTATAATTTTATCTTTACTCTTATCACCCCAAGGGTCACATCCACCATCCCTAAAAAATTGAATTAACTCTCTATAACCTTTTAATGATTTAACCATAAAAGTCATACCATTATTAAGCCTTTCATTATCATGAGTTTCTAATTTCTCAATCATAATACCATACTTAGTCATGGCTTCTTTCTGAACTCCTTTGGAGTCATTATAAAACTTTAGTCCGCGTAAATCACCAACCCAAGCAAATGGGATAAATGTGTCTTTTCTAATTTCTTTTCCTTTACCAGGAATTTCTTTGATTTTGTAAATTGAATTAGATAAGTAGTCAAATTCGATTGCTACAATAAATTCTTCGGGGTCATTACCTAATAGGAATGATTCAATCTCTTCGTTAGATATCATAATAGTTTATTTAAAATGGTTCATTAGCTTTCACATTATAGTGAAGTTAACCTTAATAAATAAATATAAAAAATGATTTTGATTAATCAAATTAACAACAAGCAGTTTCAGAAATAAATGAATCTTGAATATTAATATACAATTCTTCTCTTAATGGTAATATAAGATTTCCTTCATCATTTTTAATTAAAAATTGACCTTGGTATCTTCCCGGAGTATTTGTATCTCTACTTGTAAATTTAAAATATATGTAATATTCAGTTGTTGAACCTTCAGGTAAAAGTAAACCAACAATATCTGCAGGGGCCGAAACAATTTTAGGTATTCCGGTTTGAACATCAATCATTGAAAAATAAATTGATGATATTATCAAATCATTCATGAATTGGTCATATCCGCTCCTACCGTCTTTAACAACTTGCATTTTTAAAACAGGCAAAGTTGCATTCTTTTTGATAAAAAATTCCATAACAATAAATATATTGTTATGACTCTTTTCTAAGCCCCCTGTCGTAATGTTCAAATCTATTATGTTCGGTAGGTGTCATAAGTAATATTCCAGGGTTTAATTCATTCTTTTTAACCAATTGATACATATGACTCATCCAAGTTTGTTCAAAAGGATGTGCCCAAGTAACATCTAAAAACATTTTTTTATTTCCTGTTTTACTAACTATTTGAGGCCAATTACAATAATAGATTTCACCAACAGCATACGGTATACCGTTATATGACAATATTTTATTAAACTGCGTTCTTGGTGCATTTGGGTCTAATCCAGTTTCTGGTAACCTTGGTTTACCTGGCCAAAATTCACTTCTAACATTTTGCGGCACATTGTACCATGACCACTGAGTTCCATTATCCCCAAAAAATTCGGAATAATTTAATTTTAGAAAATCAAAATTTTCTTTTTTCATTATTTCTAATGACTTGGTATATAAGTTTGGAGTATACCTATTAAACCCGTTTCTACATACTTTACCTTCTGTTGGGTAAAAAAACATATCATCTTCAAAAAACAAATAATAATCTAAATCTGTGTTTTCAAAATGTTCGGCAATCCATTGTCTACCTCCACAAATACCTAAATTGTCTTTCTTAATATGTTCAAAATCAAATTCTTTACAAATTTCCAAATATTCTTCTGTGGTTGATAAATCAGATGAATTATCTAATAAGAATTTTTTTGTTTTTATTATATAATCTTTATCATAAGCCAACATTGAGTCAATTAAAGTTCTAAATTGTTTTGGACTATTGAATGTTATAACATATAATCCACATTTATTAACATCTAAATTATTGGTTACTTCATTAACGGGACTAATTTGATTTTCACTTTTAACTAATAAAGTATCGTTTTTTAAATCTTCAAAAAACCTACCAATTAATCCATTTGATTCTATTTCAAAATAATTTATCAAATCAGAATGCCTATATACCATAATGGAAAATATACTTTCTTCAGTCCCCATATAACCTTCATCTAATGTAGATTTTAATAGATTATAATAAATTCCATTTATATCAGATATTGTATTTTTTGGGCCTCCAAAAAACCCACCTCTAGCAACTTTATTTACTTTATTCCCAGCAATTGAATTTAATTTATTATATTCAAAACCATGAATTTCGGTTTCAGCTCCATAAGGAAAACAAATAAAAGAAAATTTTGAAATATATTTGGATAATTTATCCAATACTTTATCATGAGTAAAATACCCTGGATGGACAGTATTTGTAATTCCTCCATCAATCCAAAACATATATTCAGAATTAAATTTATCCATTATTTTAGCATCATTTAATAAAAATACTTTAGACATCACAAGAGGATTATAATTTTCCAATCTAGCTTGTGTAGAATCTCTTAACCATCCTGACCTACTTAACCAATCTTCCTGTACTCTTATTTTTTGTACTTTATCAAAAAATTCATTATTTTGAAACCATGATAATGGTCTTATAATAAATTGAGTATTTGAATCATTTCTTCTGCTCGAAACAAAAGTTTTTAATTCTTCATCACCAAATATTATCATATTTGTGTCAACTTCTAAAAGTTTTTCAAATCTATCTAAATAATGTTGATAATTTCTTGACCATCCTTCGCTTAAATTTCCGCGACCAATGTCCCAAATGCCGGTTACTAATGTTATATTACTCATAGGTTCTATTAAGTTCTTCTAAAATTTTATAAAAACTTTTATTATTTTCAAGAGTTTCATCTGAAACACCCTGAGGAGCATTTCCTTTATACCACCAAATATCAAAATCTTTTCTTTCAAATAATTCTTTATGATTTACGTTCATTAAACTCATAATAACTTCTTCATGTAAAATTACTTTATCTTCATTTATAATCTTTTGAAGATAATCTTCAAATATGTTTACAACTTCATCCCATCTATCTTTGTGACCGCCAAACAATCCACCAATAATATGAATACTTCTATCGTATTCTTTATACCATTTAGGGTCAACAGTGCCAGACCAATAATTTCTATCATTTTCTTTTCCAAGTAATAAAAATTTATCGTTAGTATCTTTTATGACATTTTTTAAAAAATTGTTATTGAACAAGGTACTTTCATAATATCTTGCTTGAGGATGATTATTCACCAAATATTTTTCAGGTATTAAACCACAATGAGATAATCCTGCGTCAATCCAATAGTAATAATCGTAAGACCTATCTTCATTCCACCACCAATGAAATTTACTATATTGTATTTCAACACATCTGTCAGATTTTTTTGCATCATCAATATTTTTATATTGATTAATTAAATCGCCAAACTTTGTTTCTGAAATATCAAATATTTTAAATTTTAATTTATCTGAAGAAATGTTATTTTGGGTATAAAAAAAATCAACTAAGTCATTTATTTCTCTATCCGATGTGTAACATAAAAAATCAGCATCTGTCATTTTTAATAATGAGAGTAAACTATATTTGTAATGACCCCCTCGACTAGGTCTTCCACCAAACTTAGTTCCATGCAAATCACTATAAATCGATGTTATAAATTTAATTTTCATAATTTTAATCGTTAAATCTTTGTGAGTAATGTTTATTGCTCCAATCAGAAAAATGTGGTAAATGGAATGGGGCGAAAGTATTTGTTGGTTTAATTGAATGGGGTATGTCGGTATAATAAATTCTGCCCATCATATCCCCATCCTCACCTCCCCATCCTTCGTATTTTTCATCAAATCCTCCTAATGATAATAATAGTTCTGTGTCTGATAAATAAACACCACCCAGTCCACCTGTATGATGTCTTAACGGTCCATTTTCTCTAGCACCTGAATAGGCATAAGACCAATTAGCTTTACTAATAATAAAAGTATCATCAACAATATAATCGGATACATTATCTTCTAATTTTGCCAAATCAAAAGTACAAACATCTCCTTTATTTAGTCCTTTAATTAAATTTAATAAAGTTTCATAATCTTGTTCATAAAAAAATGCATCACAATCTATCATCATAAAAAAGTCATATTTTTTTTTATCTTTTAAAATAATATTAGTTTTTTCTGCTTTTTTATAAACACCTAAAGGATATGGTATGTGAACTGAATCAGTTATAATTTGTTCTGGAGAAAAATCATATAAAGTTGATTCTGCATTAATTCCATTATTTTTAAGATAATTTGTTAATTTTTTTAACTCGTTCCATGAAAATTTAACGTTTCTAATTCTTGTAGAATCTGGGTGACCGTCATCCCAAAATTTCATATTT